CAGGCTACACAGTTTGCATATTTTACCCATTACAATTTAATTAACGAAGGTTTTGACGCTGACTCAGATGAATATTATGATGAGCTGAACACTAGAGTTTACAAAGTTTATCCAGACTTACAGTCTGGGCAAAATGTCGCCAAAGAAGGAGCTAAACCCGCTGTGCAAAGAGTTGCTCCTGCTTCCGTTGGAAGTCGACAAAAAACACAAGGCAAAAAGAACGGAGTGACTTTTTCTAAATCAGAAGTCGAACGTCTTAAAGGTTTGAAGCCGCATAATATGTCAGAGGACGTGTGGTTAAAATCTGTTGCAAAAGAGAAACAAAAAATTTCACAACGAGAGGCAAAATAATGACTAATGAAATAGAGCAAGAACCAACCAGACAATCCCGTGAATCCGAGACTCACGCTAAAGAAGCTCGTAGACAACCATGGAGGCCGGTAAGAAAACTAGAAACACCTCCTGCACCAGATGGATACCAATATCGTTGGATAAGGGAATCTATGTTGGGACAGGAAGACAGAAGTAACGTAAGCAGAAGATTAAGGGAAGGTTGGGAACTCGTAAGAGGCACTGATTTACCACAAGAATTTGCATTACCTACACACGATTCTGGTAGACATGCTGGCATAGTATATAACGAAGGATTACTCTTGGCGAAAATGCCACTTGAAACAGTCCAAGAGCGTAATCAATATTACGCAGGGAAAAGCCAACAAGCTAAAGATGCGTTAGACAATAATGTGTTTAATGAATCTAAGCGCGATGGTAGATATGTTAAGTACGATTCAAAAAGAGAATCTAATGTTACTTTTGGGAAAAAGTAACAATCATTAATAGGAGAATTTTAAATGGCTAATAAAAATAGCGCATTTGGATGTAAGCCTGTTCGTATGATGGGTGGAGCTCCCTATTCTGGCGGTCAAAGCCGATACAGAGTAGCGAGTGGAGTTACAACACCTCTTTTTCAAGGTGATTTGGTTACTCAGCTAACAGCTGGGGTTTTAGGCCGTCACGTTGCAACTGGGACCGTTCCGATTGTCGGAGTGTTTAACGGTGTTCAATACACTGATCCAACCACAGGCGAACAAGTATTTAAAAACACATATCCTGGTAGTATCTCTGCCTCGGATATAATAGCCTTTATCGTGGATGATCCAAACGTAGTGTTTGAAGTCCAAGCAGATGATACCTTCCCGGTAGCAGACCTGTTTGGTAACTTTGACATTGTGGATGCTTCACCTGTAGGCGACACTAAGTCTGGAGTATCTAATATGGAATTAGACGTAACGACCGGTAACACTACCGCAACATTACCTCTGAAAGCATTAGATATTTCCCAGGATCCTAATAACTCGGATGTAGCATCCGCCAACACCAATGTACTATGTGTGATTCAAAACCACATTATGGGACAAAAAGGTGCTGGTCTAGCATAAGGTAGATAATAATGGCAATATCAAGAGCTCAACTCGCTAAAGAGTTAGAACCTGGATTAAATTCCTTATTCGGACTTTCTTATGACGAATACAATCGCGAATATGAAGAAATCTTCTCTATTGAAGACTCATCAAGAGCGTTTGAAGAAGAAGTCCTGATTACTGGATTTGGTTCTGCACCAACTAAAACTGAAGGTCAAAGCGTAGTTTTTGACAACGCTAACGAAAGTTACAGCGCACGTTATACCCACGATACAGTGGCATTAGCGTTTGCTTTAACTGAAGAAGCTGTTGAAGACAACCTCTATGATTCTTTAGGTAAAAGATATGTTAAAGCACTTGCAAGATCTATGGCTAATTCGAAAGAAGTCAAAGGCGCAGATGTTTTAAATAACGCTTTCTCAAGTAGCTTTACTGGAGGAGACGGAAAATCTCTAATTGCAACAGATCATCCCCTTGGTGGTGGTGGTTCAGCTGCAAACAGAGCAACATCAATGGCTGATCTTAATGAAACTTCATTAGAAGATGCTTTAATTGACATATCTAATTTCACAGATGACAAAGGATTAATTGTTTCTGTTCAAGCTGACAAACTTATTGTTCCTAGTGAACTTGTTTTTGTTGCTGACAGAATTCTTAATTCTCAGTTAAGATCTGGCACAGCTGACAATGATGTTAATGCAATAGCTAACACAGGTGTTTTACCTGGTGGTTATTCTGTTAATCATTATTTGACAGATCCAGATGCTTTCTTCATCTTGACTTCTGTAACAGCACAAGGCGATGGCCTTAAAATGTTCCAAAGAACTGGCATGGAAACTTCCATGGAACCAGATTTCGGTACTGGAAACATTCGTTACAAAGCACGTGAAAGATATAGTTTTGGTTTCTCCGATTGGAGAGGAGTCTACGGCTCACAAGGCGCATAAATGAACGATTAGAAATACCGTTTATTACTCAAGTATTTCAAACAAAGGGCCTCAAAAAGGCCCTTTTTTTTACCTAAAATAAGTTGTATAAATGTATGCAAATACTTGCAATTAGTTGCATATTTTAGTATATTAGTTATGTGGGAATTGAAATGAAAAACAAAAAGGAGAAAATATGAAAGAGAAAGCATTGATTGCAAAAATTAATAAACTTTATCCAAGAGTAAAAGCTACGCCTATGGCCGAATTTAATGATACCGGTGAGGCAGGGATCTGGTTCAGAGGTAGTGAAGATGGTCAAGCTATCAACGGTATGCCGCTTTATGATTGTTATGAAGAGTGGGGTTATGAAGTAGCTCCAGAGATGGAAAAGATATTAACCAAAGCTGGTTGGATGGCAGAACCATACGATGCTGGCACATTAATGGCCTACCCGGGCTAAGGAGTAAGTATGATAAAGACAGTAATTTATAACAAGGACGCAGCTGATAACGCGGTTGTGGTTGAGGATTATCCTTGGGGATACAAACTGAGAACCAAGAGAAAATACTGGATTGAGACAACNAAAAGAGGTGACAGACTTTGTTACCAGACTTTAAATCCAAAGACTGACAAATGGTGCGCTGTGAAAAAGAGCACTTATAGCGGTATTGAGGTTCTTTATGAGAACGAAGATGGACATATCAAGACTATTGGTATGGATCCTCAGTGGGCCACCAAAGAAAGTCTTGCTCATTTCCAAAACAAAGTTGATGTTACCAAGTTGACCGATGCTCAAAGAGCTAAGATTTGCGAGGCTAAAACAATTATGCATTGTCAGAAATTTGTAAAGGTTGAGATTGTTAATACAACAATGATGGATCAAGAAGAAAAGGCAAAAAGAGATGCCGAGCAAGAACAGATTAAATTAAAACTAAACAGTTATGCTAATCATGTTTATGGTGAGTGCTTGGTTAAAAATGGGATTGCATAATGATACCAATAAATAGAATATTTGTTGACATGGACGGAGTCTTAGCTGACTTCGTCCAGGGCGTTCAAGGGCCAAAGTATTTGAATGGCCCTTTGACTGACGACTTGTATGACGACAATAAAATTGCACTTAGTAACAAAGGCCTATTCAAAGATCTACCGCCTATGACTGATATGCAAGATCTTATGAATTACATTAATAACTTAGGAGTCTATTGGGAGATTTTGACTTGTACCGGCAAGCTTAATAGACAAAAGGTTGCAAAAGATAAAACAGCCTGGATCCGCGAGCATGTAGATCCGAATACTGTTATAACTTGCACATTTACAGGCAAACAAAAAGCAGCTTATGCAGAACCTGGTTTTGTTCTAATTGATGATAGAAAAAAGAATATTGATGCTTGGGTTGCCGCTGGAGGTATTGGAATTCTTTACACCACAGCAGCTGATTGTATTACACAGATAGAAAATTTAAGATATGAAGTAGCTTAAATTTAGTTGCTAATAAAGAGTCCTAGTAGTAAACTTTTATTACTAGGATTTTTTTTAACTTGTTTTATCGACTGACCTAGCAGACAAGCCAAGACGATAAGACTTATTTCCGGGAGGAAATTATGGCAAACACAACATTTAATGGTCCAGTAAGAGCCGAAAACGGCTTCGAACAAATCACCGTTACAGCAAAAACTGGAGCAGTAACAACAAACTTTGACATCGACTCAAGCGGTAATATTAGCGGTACAGGTACATCTAAAATGACAGGTGCTACAAACCTTGTTTTACCTTACGAATCTTTAACAGCAGCAACTAAATCAGCAACAGCAGCAGAAAGTGGAACAACTTTTGTATTTAACAGAGCAGCTGGTGTAGTGGTAACTTTACCAGTAGCAGCAGTAGGAGTTACTTACAAGTTTATTGTTGGTACTACTGTTACTTCAAACGCATTAACTATAAAAGGAGCTACAGCAGTTGACTGCTTTACAGCTTACTCAATGGTCACATTGTTTGATAAAGATAACAATGTTGCTCAAGCAAAAATATTTTTAGCAGACGGATCAGACGATGATGTCTTTTCTATGAATGGTGGCACAACTGGTGGATTCTTAGGCAGTGTTATAACTGTTACAGGAATTGCAGCAGGTGGCCAAGGAAGTGCAGCAGCAGTATGGCATCTGAACTCAGATAAACTTATTGCAGATGGTACTTTAGCTACTCCATTCGCATAAGGAGTAAATAATGGCAACTAGACTAACTGGATCAGACGTAACGGCAGTTTTTATAACTGCCGATACAGTAGCCTTAGATGCAGATGGTATTTCAGCAGCAGCAGCAGTTGGAAATAACGCAGCACTTACAATAGGTGGTGCGCTTGCTTCTGGTGGTTCTTGTACTTTTAATGCAGGTAGGATCGTGACTATATTATCAGCCGGTAATGATTCAAGTAAATCATTTACAGTGGTTGGCACAGATGTAAACGGCGATGCACAAACAGAATCTATAACAGGCGCTAATGCTGGTACAGCTACCGGATCTGCGTATTTTAAAACAGTAACAAGCATTACAGCAGTTGGTAATCCAGCTGGTAATGTCTCAGCTGGTGTAAATGCTTCGGCCGCAGATGTCTTATTTGCAGGCAGAACAAGACTACAGGGTATTAACATGGTTTGCTCTGCAAATGCAGGCAACGTAGATTTCTTAAAAAATTCACCTACTGGAACAAGTTTGTTTAAACTTGGAAGTGTAGGAAGTGCAACTGCAACAAGAGATATTACTGTTCCAGATAATGGAATATTGTTTAATAATGGTATTTATATTCAATATACAGTAGCTACTTTTGGAACAATGACTGCTTTTCATGCGTAAAGGTGCCTACTAGAAAACCAAAAAAGGCGATACCTAAGACTACAAAAAAAGGTGGTAATTACAGGCCTACTAAGAAAGGCGCTGGAATGACTAAAAAAGGTGTCGCTGCTTATAGAAAGGCAAACCTTGGATCTAAGTTAAAAACTGCGGTTACAGGCAAGGTAAAAAAAGGTAGCAAAGCAGCAAAAAGGCGTAAGTCTTATTGCGCTAGATCTTTAGGACAACTTAAGAAAAGCTCTGCTAAAACAAAAAACGATCCTAATTCAAGAATTAGGCAAGCAAGAAGAAGGTGGAAGTGCTAATGGCAAAATCTAAAACACCCAGTAACGTAACCAACCCTAGTTTATATTCAAGCGTAAAGTCAGAAGCAAAACGTAAGTTTGATGTCTACCCAAGCGCTTATGCAAATGCTTGGTTGGTAAAAACTTATAAGAAAAGAGGCGGTGGCTATAAAGGCGCAAAGAAAGCAGCAGGTGGCGCAGTATCTTTAGCTAATGGTGGCGCAGTCATGCAACAAGGCAGAGGTTGTGGCGCTATGATGCAAAACAAACGCAAAAAAACCAAAGTCCCACGCAGCTAGAATGAGTCTTACTAAGTGGTTTAAAGAAGATTGGGTTGATATAGGCTCTAAAAAAAAGGGTGGTGGCTATAAAAAGTGTGGTAGATCCAAACAAAAAGCAGATGCCAAAAGAAAGTATCCGAAATGTGTGCCGGCTGCAAAAGCAGCTAGTATGTCTGAGTCACAAAAAAAATCTGCGGTAACTAGAAAAAGAGCAAAAAAACAAGGCGTAGGCGGCAAGCCTACAAATGTTAAAACATTTGCGGCCAATGGTGGTATTATTAATAAAAACAAACCAGGTAACTCTGGTTTATATGGTAGACGATAGGAGTCAAAATGAAAAAATCTAAAGGTGCAAGCATAATGAAGAAGTCCAAAGGTGGTGCTATGATGAAGAAGTCCAAAGGTGGAAGCATTATGAAAAAATCTAAAGGCGGAAACATAATGAAGAAGTCTAAGGGCGGCAACATAATGAAAAAATCCAAAGGTGGAAGCATTATGAAGAAATCCAAAGGTGGTAGCATTATGAAAAAAACAAAAGGCGTAGCAAGAGGTATGGGCGCAGCCACTAGAGGCGGTGAATATACAATCTAAATAGGAGGTTTAAATATCGTGACACATTTAATAAGTAATATACCTCATTTCAAATGCTGGATAAGACGAGAGTTTACTTGTAACCATGAGAAATATCATGGCGAATATCTGCATGCTTTAGCTATAGCTGTAAACACTATCCCAGATAGATCATTAAGCTTCCAAGTAGTATTTACTGGTTGTGAAGATAATTGTGAAGACTGGGATGAAGGCAACATACACGGTGGAGCTATGTGGGCAAGGATGCCAATACAAGCTCTTGTAGCAGATATCCCTTTAGAAGACTTCCCAGAGCCTATGGAAGACCATTTAGCGCAACCTTGGGACTGTGAAGCTAGAGATCATTCTGTAATTGTCATGGATAGAGTTAGCTCTTCACCTTGGCTGGCAAAAATAGGATCTGAGTTTTATACGGCCAAATATTTATTTACTGTAGACTACACAAATTCACACATTGCAGATGATCCTGCACAACACAAACAATCTCATGTATTATATATAACAGAAGATTGTGAATGGAAAGGTAATATTATTGCTTTACCGAATAACAGAGTAAGAGCAACAAGTCCTGCTCTTTGGGTTACAGGTGACGGTCCACCAGATTTTAAACCGTCCCAGTATAAACATTCAGCAGAGGCACATGAAAGTTATTTAGATCCATCAATCACATTTAACAATTTATACGAAGATTGATATGCACTATACAAAAGATTTAAACGAAGTTATTAAAGGCCTAAAAAAAGCAAGCAAGTTACACGCTGCTCAAGCAAAAAAGTTAGAAAAAATAAAACAAGACCAAAAGAAATACACTGGAGTAAAGTCAAAAAATGTCAAAAAAAAAGGTAGTTAGCAAAAGGAAAAAATAATGGCAACAAGTAACAGTAAAAATTTTGAACCAGATGTAGCTGAATATATTGAAGAAGCTTTTGAGCGTTGTGGTTTAGAACTAAGAACCGGGTATGATCTTAAAACAGCAAACAGAAGTCTTAATATTATGCTTGCCGAATGGGCCAACAGAGGCTTGAATCAGTGGACTATAGCCAAGAAAACAGTTGACATGGTTGCATCAACATCTACCTACAATGTTGATACTGTTAACAGCACAGCACCAATAGATGTATTAGACGTATTTGTAAGAGAAACTTCTGGTACTGAGGTAACTGATATTTCGATGACAAGATTAAGTAGAGCTGAATATTCAAACATAGTTACCAAGTCTAGTGAAGGTAGACCGAACCAATTTTTTATAGATAAACAAATAAGTCCAACTATAAGCGTTTGGCCTACACCAGATCTTTCTGATAAATATACAATACACATGAATGTCTTAACAAGAATTGATGATGCAGACGCGGCTACAAATACCATGGAGGTACCTTTTAGGTTTTATCCATGTTTAGCAGCTGGCTTGGCTTATTACATTTCTATGAAAAAAGCACCACAATTAACAGGTCAGTTAAAAGCAATCTATGACGAAGAATTTAATAGAGCTATGTCTGCTGACGAAGATAGAGCATCCTTTAGAGTTGCACCTAATCTTAGAAACTATAACAGCGCATAATGGCTTTTGCATCTAACAAAAATGCTTATGGTATCTGCGACATAACAGGATTTCGTTATAATTTACGCGATATGAAAAAAACCTGGGATGGTTTATTAGTAGGTCCAGATCAATGGAGTCCAAAACATCCTCAGTTAGATCCTAAGTCTGTCCCCGGAGATCCGCAAGCAATTAAAGATGCAAGACTAGACACAAGTGATGATAACAATTTCTTTATGGTTTATAGTAATATAGGCAATGGTAAATTAGGATCTCAACTTACTACCTTTGGAGTTACAGCAAGTGTGGGATCAGTAACGGTAACAACAACATGAGTTTTACATTAGCAACACTTAAAACAGCAGTACAAGATTACTTACAAGTATCAGAAACTACTTTTACAAATCAACTGCCTACTTTTATTAAAGAAGCTGAAAATAGAATTTTTAGCATGGCGCAGTTGCCTAATCAAAGAAAAAATGTTCAAGGTACGCTTTCGACATCAAATAGATTTTTAGCAACACCAACAGATTTTTATGCTCCATTTAGTCTTGCTGTAGTAAATAGCAATACTTATGACTATTTGGATTTTAAACACCCTTCATTTATGAAAGAATATTCACCTGGTACAACGACAGGCCAGCCAAAATATTATTCATTATTTGACGATACTTCTTTTGAAGTGTCACCTATACCCGATTCGGGTTATACGGTAGAATTGCATTATTTATATAAACCAGCTTCATTAACAAGTGGTAGTGACAGCGGTACAACATTTTTGTCTACGGATTATCCAGACGCATTGTTGTACGGCACGTTAGTTGAAGGTGCAGTCTTTTTAAAAGAACCACCCGATGTCATTGGCCAATTTGAGGCTAGATTCAA